CTTTATAGGGCCTGCAGGCTCAGGGCGAGGGTTGATCGCTGGAGACGAGACATTTAAGCTGCCATAAATACATAGGAAAGAGGCGCGCCTATGGCAAATCCGTTAAAAATACAAACCAATGGAAGTGGTGAATATACAAGTCTTCAAGTTATGTCCAATGAAGATATGGATTATTCTGTCCACCAGATACTTAGTTCATTTGTATCTAACAGTGGTCCCGGTATACTTAGTACAAGTAGTTCAGGAACTACCAGCATTGGTTCTTTTGTAGATACTAAAAGAGCGGAAGCAGTAGGTCAAACAACTCCCGGTGGTTCAATAACCACAGTCAGCACAACATCTTTATATCAAATTCAAACTGCTAATAGTGATGAGTCACTTATGGTTAGACCAATTGAGTATAACAATACTGCTCAACCAATGGTACAACAATCTGATACAAATTTAAATGCCTCTTTAATAAACAGAGCCTTATCTAATTTAGTAGCTAATGGTTTAGGTTCATATGTTATGACACCTTCACAACCAAATAGTCAATATACATCCATACTTACATTAACAAATTCAGTGGCATCTAATGGTTCCGCATCAGGTAACACTACACAGATATGGAGAAGGACTACTGGTCCTACTGCGCCTACAACTGTTCGTCCTTTAAAACTTACTGACGTAGCTGGTCAATCCCAAGAGTTTAGTGATACAGAGATATCTTATTTAATTAGTAGATTTAGAAACCAATTAGTATCTACTGGTATAGGTAAGTATGCACTGCAACAAAATGCTCCTGCATCAGGTACTTGGGTAAGACAAGGTACAGCCTTTATAGATGCAAGAAATACTTTCTCTAACGAGGGCAATTACGTTAAAGCCTACATTAAAGATTACAATAAAGATTACTCCGCTGACTATAGTAAAGACTATACAACAACCTATGAAAAAGCCTATGGTGGGGAGTACTCGAAGACCTACACCAAAGCATATGGTAACTCCTTTGAAGGAGCGTTTACGAAGGACTATAGCGCTAATTATAGGAAAGTTTGGGAAGCCTCGTATACAAAATTGTATGAGGGAGACTATGCAAAAACGTGGACTAAAATATGGTCTGCAGAAGTAGCCTATAGTAAAAATTATACAAAATTATATCTAGGTAACTATGAAAGAATATATGTTAAAACCTATACTGGTACATATACAAAAGTTTGGTCTAAAAATTATACAGCTGTTTATGTTAATACCTATACTAAAAATTATACTAAATCTTATTCAGTAGATTATAATAAAGACTATACTAAAATATGGGCTAAGTTATTTGTAGGAGAAGAAGGCTTTGATCGTAATTGGGAAAAAATTTATACACACGACTGGTTAAAAATATATGAGAAGGCCTATGTTGGAGACACATCTTTTGAAGGAACCTCTGTAAGAACATATACAGACGAGTACACTAAATTATATACTGGTGTCTATACAGGAGCACAAATTTACACAGGAGTATATGCTGGTCTTACTAATTTTGAAAAAGTCTATGTACAAGAGACTTCTTTTGAAGGTACATTTGAAGTTAGCTATATTAAGAATTGGGTTAAAAATTATTCAGTAGATTATACTACACCATATCATAAAATATGGTCAAAAGATTATATTGGTAATTATAGTAAATCTTATTCTGTTGATTACAATAAAGATTATGAAGCAAGTTATACTGGTGGATTTACCACAGTCTATACAAAAATATATGAAGGACATTTTGCTGGTGGTGCATTTGCTGGTGATTGGACTGAAGTGTATGCAGCCACATATACTAAAAACTTTACTAAAACATATACAGGTAACTATACTAAGAATTGGGTTAAGACATATACTACACAGTATCAAAAAGACTGGGAGGCATTGTATGCCAAAGAATGGCACAAGCTCTATACTAAGATATGGACAAAGAATTATGTAGGCAGATATAATAAAGACTATCTTAAAAACTATGTTAAAGGTTATGATGCTGATTATGTTAAAGCCTATACAAAGATCTGGACTAAGATATGGGATAAAGATTATGTCAAAGCCTATACTAAGATCTGGGAGAAAGATTATACTAAAGTATATTCAAAAGTATGGCTTGGGGAATATACAAAAGGATGGGTTAAAGGTTATACAAAGGACTATGTAAAAACTTATACTAAAGTTTGGTCAGCTGATTACAGTACTGACTACAATAAAGACTATCTAAAAAATTATGTTAAAACATACACTACAACATATGAAGGTACATTCACAACAGACTATACTAAAATCTATACTAAGATTTGGTCTAAGGATTATGTTAAAACATATACTAAAATATATGCTAAGGTATGGCTAGGTGAGTATACTAAAGGTTGGGTCAAAGGATACGTCAAGGCCTATGATAAAGTATACGAAGGATCATTTGATGGCAGCTTTACAAAAGTTTGGCAAAAGGATTATGCTGCTGACTATACTAAGATATGGGTTAAGACATATACTAAAGCCTATGACAAAGTATATGAAGGATCATTTGATGCTAACTATACAAAGGTCTGGAATAAAGATTATACTAAAATATATGAAGGATCATTTGATGGTAACTTTACAAAAGTATGGGACAAAATATATACAAAAATATGGGTAGGTCCTACTTACTATGGTGGTTATGCATCTGGTTCAGATGAAACTAACTACACTAAAATTTATACTAAGGTATGGACTAAAGTATACGTAGGATCTTTTGTTGGAGAGTATACTAAAGTTTGGACTAAGGCATATGATAAAGTATATGCAAAGGTATGGGTTGGAGAGTATACTAAACTTTGGGAAAAAGATTATAACAAAGACTATGATAAAGTTTATACAAAACTCTGGACTAAAGATTATACTAAGATTTATGTAGGTGCCTTTGTTGGTGAGTATACAAAGCTATGGGAAAAATTATATACAAAAGATTATGTTGATGTATACGAAGGATCTTTTGATGCTAACTATACAAAGATCTGGGAAAAGAATTACGTAAAAGATTATGATGCAACCTATACTAAGATCTGGACTAAGAATTATGTAGGTGTTTATACTAAGATCTGGAATAAAGACTATGTAAAAAATTATGTTAAGACCTATACTAAGATATGGACTAAACTTTGGGATAAAGATTACCTTAAAAATTATCTAAAGCTATACACTAAAGATTACGTAGATGTGTATGAAGGTTCATTTGATGCAGACTATACTAAGATATGGACTAAGACATATACTACTGACTATTTAAAAAATTATGTTAAAGGGTATGATGCTGATTATAGTACGGACTATCTTAAAACATATACTAAAATTTGGTCTAAGGATTATGTAAAGAACTATGTAAAAAATTATGATAAGATATGGGCTAAAGATTATGAAACAACATATGAGAAAGCCTACCATCAATCATTCACTGCCAGATACTTAAAACATTATGAAGGTGACTATACTAAGATATGGGAAAAGAATTATGTTAAGACCTATGTAAAAGTATGGGAAGCTGAGTATGCTAAAGAATGGCATAGGTTATGGACTAAAGATTATGTAGAAGATTATTCAGCTGACTATACTAAAATATGGACTAAGACATATACAAAAATATATGAAGGTTCATTTGATGCTGCGTATACAAAAATATGGTCTAAAATTTGGTCCAAAGATTACGTTAAAACATATACTGCAATCTATAGTAAGTTGTGGGCTAAAGATTATGTTAAGACCTATACAAAGATATGGGAAAAAGATTATACTAAAATCTATACTAAGATTTGGGAAAAAGATTATACTAAAATTTGGTCTAAAGTTTGGTTAGGAGAATATACTAAAGGTTGGGTTAAAGGATATGTTAAGGCTTACGATAAAGTATATGAAGGATCATTTGATGCAGACTATACTAAAATATATGTTAAGACTTATACTACAGATTATAATAAGAACTATGTTAAAACTTATACTAAGGCTTATGATAAAGTATACGAAGGTTCTTTTGATGGCAGCTTTACAAAAATATGGAGTAAAGACTATGATGCCATCTATACTAAAAATTGGATTAAAAATTATGTAAAGACATATACTAAAATATACGAAGGATCATTTGATGCTACGTATACTAAAACATATACAAAGGCTTATGACAAAGTATACGAAGGTAGCTTTGATGCTGACTATACAAAGATATGGGCCAAGGACTATGGTAAAGACTATACTAAAATATATGAGGGATCATTTGATGCTAACTATACTAAGATATGGGTAGGTCCTACTTACTATGGTGGTTATGCATCTGGATCAGATGAAACTAACTATACTAAAATTTATGCCAAAGTATGGGTAGGAGAATATACTAAAGTTTGGGCTAAAGTTTGGACCAAAGCATATGATAAAGTATATTCTAAAGTATGGGTAGGAGAGTATACAAAAATATGGGCTAAAGATTATAATAAAGATTATGCTAAAGTATGGGTAGGAGAGTATACCAAGGTATGGAATAAAGACTATCTAAAAGATTACGTTAAGGCTTATACTAAAATATGGACTAAAGATTATACTAAGATTTATGTAGGTGCTTTTGTTGGTGAGTATACAAAGATATGGAATAAAGATTATAATAAAGATTATGTTAAAACGTATACTAAGATATGGGAAAAAGATTACACAAAAATTTGGTCCAAAGTATGGGTGGGTGAATATACTAAGCTATGGGAAAAATTATATACAAAAGATTATGTTGATGTATATGAGGGATCCTTTGATGCAGACTATACTAAAATATATGTTAAGACTTATACAACAGACTATACAAAGATATGGACTAAGACATATACTACTGACTATCTTAAAAATTATGTAAAAGACTATGGCGCTGACTATACTAAGATATGGAATAAAAATTATGTAAAAGGTTATGGTGCTGACTATACTAAAATTTATAATAAGGTATGGGCAGGAGAGTATACAAAGATCTGGGAAAAAGATTATGTAAAAATCTATACAAAGTTATGGTCTAAAAATTATCTTAAAGATTATGAAGCTGCATATCAAGATTCATGGACTGCAGTATATGTAAAAACCTATACAACTTTATATACAAAAATATGGACTAAAGCATATGAAGGTGCCTTTGATGCTGACTATACTAAAATATGGGTTAAGACCTACACAACAAATTACGATAAAGATTATGTAAAAAATTATGTGAAGACTTATACAAAGATATGGGAAAAAGATTATACTACAACCTATACTAAGATCTGGACTAAAACATATACAACTGACTATCTAAAAAATTATTTAAAAAACTATGTCAAAGATTATACAACCGACTATAATAAAGACTATGTTAAAACTTATACTAAAATTTGGAATAAAGACTATACTAAAATATATGCTAAGGTATGGCTAGGTGAGTATACTAAAGGTTGGGTCAAAGGTTATGTTAAAGATTATGTAAAAACATATACCACAACTTATGAGGGTACGTTTGATACTGCTTTTGTTAAAGCCTATACTAAGATCTGGAATAAAGATTATGTTAAAAATTACGTAAAGACATATAGTAAAGATTATGATGCTGTATACGAAGGTTCATTTGATGCTGACTATACTAAAGTATATGTTAAGACTTATACAACAGACTATACTAAAATATGGGAAAAGACATATACTAAAATATGGGAACAACATTGGCATAAAGACTATGTTAAGACTTATACAAAGATCTGGACCAAAGACTATACTAAAATTTATGCAAAAGTATGGGTAGGAACATATGATAAAGATTATGTAAAAGACTATACTAAAATTTATACTAAGATCTGGTCTAAAAATTATGTAAAAGCATATGAAGGTTCTTTTGATGGATCCTTTGATGCTAACTATACTAAGATCTGGGTTGGGCCAACATACTATGGTGGTTATGCATCAGGTTCTGATGAGACTAACTATACAAAAATATATGCTAAGGTATGGGTTGGTTCTTATGTAGGAGAGTACAATAAAGATTACGTAAAAGATTATGATAAAGTATATACAAAAATTTGGTCTAAGAATTATGTTAAAACATATGAAGGAGCATTTGATGCAAACTATACTAAGGTCTGGGCTAAGGATTATAGTACTGACTATCTAAAAAATTACGTCAAAGCCTATCAACAATCATGGACTAAAACCTATACTACAACCTATACAAAAGCATGGGATAAAGAATATACAAAGATATGGGTAGGTCCAACTTACTATGGTGGCTATGCATCAGGTTCTGATGAGACTAACTATACAAAAATTTATACTAAGGTATGGGATAAAGTATATACTAAGATCTGGAATAAAGATTATCATGCTACTTGGTCTAAAGATTATGTTAAAACTTATACAAAAATTTATACTAAGGTATGGAACAAAGACTATACAAAGATTTGGTCTAAGGTATGGGTAGGAGAGTATACTAAGATCTGGGTTAAAGATTATAATAAAGACTATCTTAAAAATTATGTAAAAACCTATACAACAATCTACAATAAAGATTATGTTAAAACATACACTGGTGAGTATACTAAAATATGGGAAAAAAATTATCAGAAATTATATAATAAAGATTTTGTAGATGTATACGAAGGCTCATTTGATGCTAACTATACTAAGATCTGGACTAAAACATATACAACTGACTATCTAAAAAATTACGTGAAAACATATACAAAAATTTGGTCAAAAGATTATGTTAAAGATTATGTTAAAACGTATACTAAGATATGGGAAAAAGATTATGATGCTATCTATACTAAGATCTGGGTTAAAACATATACAACTGATTACAATAAAGATTATATAAAAAATTATGTGAAGACTTATACAAAGATTTGGGAAAAAGATTATGATGCTGTATATGCTAAACAATGGTTAGGTCAATATGAAAAAGATTATACAACAACTTATCAGAAGATATGGGAAAAAGATTATACTAAGATCTGGCATGCAAATTGGACTCATGAATGGGAAACTAATTATAATAAAGACTATGTTAAAACTTATACTACAGTATATTCAACTCTATGGGAAAAGAACTATGACAGAGATTGGCATACAGATTGGTCAAGAGAATGGGAAACTTTCTATACTAAGATTTGGGAGAAAGATTACTTAGATACATATACTGGTACCTTTGATACTGACTACATAAAAAATTATGACAAACTTTGGTTAAAGCATTATGTAGCACACTATGAAGGATTATGGCAACAACAATTTACAAAAGAGTATACTAAAGTATGGGAAAAAGATTACACACATAACTGGACAAAAACTTATACTGTAGATTATAATAAAGAGTATCAAGTAACATGGACTAAAGAATATGTTAGACTTTATACTAAAACATATACAAAAGATTATACAAAAATCTATCAAGGTGACTATACAAAAGTATGGACTGGTTCATATGTAGGTGCAGTAAATTATGTGAAGCAATGGGCATCTGATGTAAACTACGAAGGTACTAATTGGTCACTAGTTGCATTCACAGGTCAGTTTACAAAAATATGGTCAGGTACATGGACTAAGGCTTGGGTAGGTGCATATACAAGTGCTGTAACATATACTAAAACGTATCAAAAAGAATACGAAGCAGAGTATACTAAAGCATATACTAGAACATATCTTGGTGATAGATCTTATGGTAAAGATTTCTCAGCTACATATACAAAAATATGGACCAAACTATATACAAAAATATATGATAAAGATTATAGTAAAGACTATACTAAAATATATACAAAAGATTATAATACAAATTACGAAGGTACTTTTGATAGAAACTATGTTAAGTTGTATGAAGGTAATTTTGAAAAGGTATATACTAAACAATATACAGGAACAGAAAATTATAGTGTTGACTACAACAAGGTTTATGTGGGACAATACAATAAGAATTATACTAGACTATGGGAGACATCTTATTCTAAAGTATGGCAAAAAGTTTACACAAGAACCTTTAGCGGAGACTTCTCAAAAGATTACACTAAAGAATATGGTGGATCATATGTGAAGGTTTATACTAAGAATTGGACCAAGCTATATAATAAGGTATGGAGCAAAACATACAGCAAAGATTATAATAAAACATACGTTGGTACTAACATCAACAATGAAACTGAAGCAGTGACAACAGTGAGTTTGTGGGTTAGAACAGCATAATTATGAGGATAGATCATGGCAGACGAAATAGAAGTTGTGCAAGCAGTACAACCCGAATCATCTGAAGCAGAAGCTGCTAACAGAACAGTAGATGCTAGAGAAGAAGGTTTTCAAGAAGCACAAGTTAAACAAGATAAATTAAACATTACTAAACAACCTCCACAAGAAACTTCTTGGGAGAGAGACCAAAAAGTAATGCATGATGCAGTGGCACCTAATGAAGTATTCTACATGGATAGAATGAGTCAAGATAGACGTGTACAAAAACCTGGTAGCATTATAGATCCTAAAAATCCAGATAAAAAACAAATTGATACTATAGTAGCTTCTTTACCAGAGGATAAGAATAATCCTCCACATGGTAAGAAAGAAGAGAAGAAGCAAGAGCAACAAGCTCCTAAGAATCCTTTTCCTCATGCAGACCCTGTGTTTGCTTATTATGGTAACGATAAAAAATCCTTACTACATTTTGTATTAAGACATGAAGATGGCCCATCAGGCCAACCAGGAGGATTTGAACCACATCAAATATATGATACTCCTGAACATAGAGCAGCGTGGTATTGGGTACACAAATTAGTAGGTCAAGAAACTATTAATAAAAATACAAGTAAAGAGATTGATCGTTTAACTTCTATTCGTAAAAAACAAGAAGTGGCTGAAAAAGATCATAAGCACAAAGCTAACCAAGAAGAACTATTCCAAGCTAAGATATCTGCTTTTGAAATGGATGTAGTAAGAACTACATCACAGCGAGAGTTAAAATCTAAGATAAGAAGATCAAAAAGTATTATGGAATTGACTGCCTACGTAGGCGCAATTATAGCAATGGAGACTTTGAATGGAACAAAAGCAACCGACTAAAGGATTTATGTTAGTTGCTTCATTTTCTAAACCTTATTATGATGCAGCTGTTATGTGTGCTGATTCAATCAAAGACTTCTACCCAGAAGCTAAGATAGCACTATACACTCATAAGGATTGGTTTGAAGAAAAGCACAGACATTTATTTGATCATGTACATCTAGAAGTACCAGCTCATGTACGAGCAAAGTTATGGGCACTTACAAAAACACCTTACGATATAACAGCGTATATTGATGCAGATATATATTGTCAGCATGAAGACGTTAAGTATATGTTTGATGAATTAGATGATGAACATGACATGGCAATGACATGCAATAGACCCTATAATGCAAAAGTAGTTTATATAAGTCGAGAAGAAGAATTAACTCATTATAAGCCAGAACATAAAGAACTTATTAAGACAGCTAAAGTTCATGAATGGGACTTTGAAGGTCCTGCAGGTTGCTGGCGTATGAAATGGCATTGTGGAATGTTTGTTTATAGAAAAAATGAACGTACATTTAAAATGTTAGATATGTGGTATAAAAATTATAAGACGCAAATAGAATCTAACCCTAGAAAGAACTGGCCATATAATTGGCCAAGCTCACTATGGTATTGGGATACATTTGCTTTCTTTAATACAAACTATAATGTAAACTATGGGGTGAAGATAAAAGAGATACATGCTAAGTGGAACTATGTTAAAGGATATAGACCTGAGCGTGAATTAAAAAATAATGAAGAACCAATATTTTGGCATTACACAATACCAAATGACTTGGTAGATAGGAGCACGATAGATGACCCCGGTATACGGAATACAATCGGAGATTTTGAAATTATTAGATGAGTGGAAAACATTTGTCTGGGGACTAGATATGTCTCAGCTTATGAAGAGAAAAGGAAAGTTCTTTAGAGAAAATAGATCTTTGTATGCAACAAGTATAGAATGCTTGAATACAATGGAGCATGATACTCATGATGGCTTTCCACCTGACTCACATGGATATGATTTTAATCAAATAGCAACATGGGTAAAGCATGACGACTTAAATAAATATTCTGGAGAGCATGCAAAAGCCATACAAGATAAAAGCCAATGGCTAGATAATGAATTAGGATCATTACTTGGTATAAGGTTCTGTGCATTAAAAATGTACTATCCAAAAGATGGTTACATTGCATGGCACAACAACTGGAACGTACCAGGCTATAATGTTCTATTCACTTATACAGAAACTGGTAATGGATTTTGGAGACATATTAATCCTGAAGGATCAAAAGGTAAAATTAATAAACCACTTGAAAAGAACTTAGTACACATACCTGATGTACCAGGATGGCATATGAAGACTGGCTATTATGGTAAGAAAGAAGAAGAAGATAAGATTATGTGGCACAGTGCTTATGGTGGTGAACCAAGAATGACTTTAGGGTATGTTGTACATAATGAAGACCTATGGAAAAATATGGTTGAAGAGATTGCTGGTAAAGCATTAGTGTGGCCCCTAGCACCTTTTGACCCATCTATGTTACCTAAGGATAGTCCATCATATATGCCTTGATTTATATTCACTAAATGTTCTATGAGATTTCTTAGCAACATTATTCAAAGCATACTTTAGTATCTCTAACTCTTTTTTATCTGAATCTAAATCTATCCAAAAGATTCTATAGTTAGAGATACAATAAAGAATATACCATACATCTGAAAAGCTAGAGAGTACAGGAGGTTTAGAGCCACTATAGTTTAGTGCTCTCTGATAACCTTTTTCTTTATGATCTTCTGTTAGACCTTCATAAAGTTGTTTTAGTATAGGTTGTATTAATTTCCATTCTTGATTCTCTTCTTCATTAAACAATTGAATGAATAGCTGTTGTCCATACAACAGCATAGTGAATGCAAATACTTTTTCATTTACTTCAAACTTCATGTTCCAATCACCATCATTCTTTTGTGATGGTATATTGTTTTACCACCTCTATATAATATATTTTTTAAACCTGATTGTTTAATTAATTGATCTGTATCTTTGGCACAATTAATATGTAACCATTTAACATTATCATTATCATTACTTTGTAGAACAAACATTTTATCAGGAAACTTTTCTGTAATGATACTCATGTCCATCATATGTTCACAAGAAGTATTAACTATAACTTGACCTTTGTAATCTATATCATCAAAGACTACATCTTTAGTATAAACATTTACTTTAGGATAATCGTTAAACATATGTGCAGCTATGTCTGTGGTATACTCATCCACATCATAAAGGTCAACATTTATTTCACCAAATGTTTCATAAAGAAAAGGTATTAATACAATACCATACCAGCCAGCAAGAATAGATATATGATTAAAGTTGTCAGGTGCAACTTTTTTTAACTCATGACATAACCATTCTTTACTTTGTATCTGAGTATCAAATACACATTCAGAAAAATCTTTAAATTTATAAACGTGTTTATCTGAAACGTATCCTAAACCCTTAACCCATAGTCTTTGTACTTCACCACAATCCATCTAATATTTCACCTCTATCATTAACGTCATCTAATACACATATTGGTATTTGTCTAAATGTATTAGCTTTTGTATCCTCTGGAAATACACATCCATGTTTATATGAATAAGCTAGTCCAGGTTTAAAAAAGTTTAAGTTATTACTATGCCTTCTATATAGCCATGGATCTAATCCATAAAAACTTTTGAATAGCATCTCTTTATTATCTACAAAGTCTTTCCATATTAGTTCACAATTACTTTCATCAATAACCATAATGGAACTATTAACATTACATTGATGTATCTTCATTGCCATATCATCACTAAACCAATATGTCTTTAATATATTTAATTTATCTTTTACAGAACAATCAAAAAAAGGTTCTAGTCCCCAAGGTTTTTTATCATCCATAAATTTTTGATGTACATAACAATCAAGATCTAAGTACATAGTTGGTTCTTTAAACAAACCTGGTTCAAATAATTTAGTTTTATTCCACCACTTACGATCTTTATAATCATCTGTAATTGGTATTACATTTATTTCTTTTTTTAAACCATGTGAATCATCTGTTAAGCATGTAAACTCAATTCTTTGATCTGCATGTTTTAATTGTTTATATAATTGATTAACATATCTTGCATTATATGTTGTACCAACTTTTAAAGATACTGCTTGCATATGTCTGCCTCCCAACCTTCTTTTATATCTAATGGATCTGGTTCATGGTCTTCCATAAAAACACATACAGCATGATCAGGTCTATACTTTGCTTTTTGTTTATCTGGATACTTAGCACCTCTGCTATGTGAATATATTGTACCTTCTGGATATGTATTAATCTTATCTCTATGACATCTCCATAGATATGCATCACTACTATACAAAGAACCTTTAGCTGCTTTGTAATGTTTTAAAAAGTGTTCCCATATTTCATTTGTTACAGGAGCAGTATTATCAACATAAATTAAACTAGCATTAAAACTCATAGTAAGAAAATAGTTACCACCATGCATAGGAACATGCCACTTAGGGTTCCAATCAGTTCCAATAATTGCTGGAGGTTTAGTTTGTATAACTCTACCTAGATCACCTAAAAATAAATTATCTAAATCAGAGAATAATATCTTACCTTCTATACCGCATAGCTTAGGAGCAAACAAAGACATTTTAATTGCATCCCAAAACCACCACTGCTTCATATTTAATATATCATCCCATAACCATTTCTCTGTACACTCTACAGGAATAATATCTTTATCTAACCCTGCAGGGTTATCAGTCATACAATAAGAATTAAACTCACAAGGCATGTGACGTTTAGCCATTCTATGAATTAAGTTAGGATATTCAGCTGCAAACTTATCACCCCACTTAATTGTCATTAAGTTAATTTTTTCCTGGACCATTTAATAACCTTATATAATATCCATCTCTTTTTCTCATTGAGTCTTTATCTCTAGGAAAGAATTCTGAACCAACATCAGCACCATAGTAATGTGAATATGCAATGCCTCTTGGTAATGGTTTAAGATGTGTTAACCATTGGTGTCCTAGATAATCATCATTACCTCTGTACATTGTCATTATAAATTCAGGATCTTTTTCAAAGTCTTTCCATATGTCTGTAAGTGTTCCACCTTGCCATGCCATAAAAGATGTATTAAAAAATGATGGATATTTCATATCTGGATCATCTTGTAACTTTTTAGGTTGCTTACTAAGGTCTAACCAATCAATTGGTTTCCAATAACAATATACAGTTGTTAATTTGTTAGGTACAATAAATTTATCTATATCAGTTATATCTCTATCAATAGTTACATCTAAATCAAAATATAAATTTGTACCTTCTTTATCTACCTGTGGATGAAACAATAACATTTTATTCCACCAACCATCTAACTTCCATTTAGATACATCTATAATTTTTATCTCAGGATGTATTACAGTAGTAAGATTAGTTAGTAAATAGAAATTGAATTTCTTTTTGTAACGCTTCTTTGCTTGCCAAAACAAATCATAGACATGACTATCTCTATATTTGTCTCTTATGGTAGGATCTTCTGGTGTTGTCTTAACACAGAATATATTATTCATAATAAAAGTCTCTGGTTATTGTTAAATAAGGATCTATTTCTTCTTTGAATTTTATAGTATCATACATTAAGTGTAATGTGTCAACACGTTTACTAACTATTATATGTAATAAAGTATGATGATCTTCTAAAAAGAAATTTTCTTCTAATCCATCACGTCCATGATTAACAAATTTCTGATTAGATTTTTTAACTACATGTTCTCTTAACCTAGCATTATAATCAAATGGTATTCTTTTATCTAAGGCTTGTCTAAATTTAAATAAATCATCAAAACCTTCATAAGTATTATGATAAGTAGTTACTAAATAGTTTGGCCACTTGTGCTTATTGGTTACTAATCTATAGTAATCCATTATAGTACCACGAGCTGGCTTAAAATAATCAGGAACTTCTTGCTTTTGAGAATTTTTTTTCATTATACATTCACCTTTAATAATAGTCTAATTGTTTCTTATAAATATATATATCTAATAAATTAAGGAGTTATTTTAATGGCAACAAGATCAGATATGATCATAGATCAAGGAAGTACATTTTCTACAGTTGTCACTGTTACGGACACAGATGGGTCAGTTGTTAATCTAACTGGCTATACTGCTAATTCACAAATAAGAAAGCACGCTACATCTAGTGGTGCTACAGCTACATTTGGTATAAGTAATGGTGGTACTAATGGTCAACTAACATTATCATTAGCACACGCAAATACATCTGCCATTACAGCAGGTAGGTATGTGTATGATGTAGAAGTAACATCAGGTGCTAATGTTAGATCAAGAGTAGTGGAAGGTATTGTTACAGTAACTCCAGAAATAACAAGGTAGAATAAATGGCAATACAAGGACAATCCGGTGTACTATTAAACACAACAGCTCTGGCTATTAAGACAACACAGAGTACTGCAGGTGGAACTGCAGCCAGATTAGATAAGCTGGAAGATGTTAGAGAAGTATCTAAAGCTAATAACAATATATTAGTTTATGATGAAACATTAGATTTATTTATATTGAAAGCTCCTGATTCTGATGGTGGTACATTTTAGATGGCAACAGAAGATTTAGGAACAGTTTCACTTATAACACAAACAAATGTTAAAACAAAAGTTTTAAGTCGTAGAGCAGACTTTTTATCAGAGCTAGGTGATGTGGTGTTAACCAACAAAGCTGCTGATGATGTATTAAGATATAATAAAGCAAACGACACATATGTAATAACACCAAGAAAATTAGACGGAGGAACTTTTTAATGGCTGGTACAATTCAAATCAAAAGATCAGCAAGTACTGCTACACCAAGCGCTTTAGACTTTGGTGAGCTAGCTTGGTCTTCTAATAGCCAAACAATAAGCATTGGTAGAGAAGATGGTGACACAGCCAACCTAGTTGCTATAGGTGGTATAAGAACTCCTGGTACATTAACAGCTAATCAAGCATTAGTAGCTAATAGTACTTCTTTTATTAATGAAGTTAAAGCAGCTAACCTTCATATTGGTACTTTAAAAAGTACTGCAAACTTAGAAGCGAACGTAACAATGACAACTAGTGCTACAGCTAATCTCTACAATGTACACTTTCGTGGTGACCTAAAAGATGAAAACGGAAATAAACTACAGATACTATACGCTAATGGAGACGTAGCATGGGGATAAGATATGGCAACACCTAACAGTAGAACAACAATGAAAGAATTTTGCTTACGAAGATTAGGCAAACCAGTTATTGAAATTAATGTAGATGACGATCAAATGGATGATCGCATAGATGAAGCCCTGTTGTATTATCAGGACTATCATTTTGATGGCACTGAGCAAACATGGCTTAAGCATGAAGTTACACAGACAGATATAAACAATAAGTACATACCAATTACAGATTCTAAGACTATAGCTATAGTAGACATATTTGATGTAGGCGATACTATGGCCACAAACAATTTGTTTAATGTTAGATATCAAATAGCATTAAATGATATGTACGATATATCAAGAATGAATCTTGTACCTTACTTTATGAATTTTATGAACATTAGATTTATAGAAGAGTTGCTGGTAGGTAAACAACCAATTAGATACAATAGACATGTAAATAGATTATATGTAGATATGGATTGGGAAAAAGTTTCTCCAGGTGGTTACATTGTAGCTAAAGTTTATAACAAAATAGATCCTGATACAAATACAGACGTATGGGGTGACAGATGGTTACAAAGATATGTAACTGCTTTGTTCCAAGTTCAATGGGGTAAAAATCTAACTAAATTTACAGGTATGCAATTACCTGGTGGTGTTCAATTTAATGGAGAACAAATTCTACAACAAGGAATGGAAGAGAAAAATAAACTGGAAGAAGAAATGATCTCTAGTTACTCCCTTCCTGTTCATGATATGACTGGATAATTAAATGGCTAAGGGTACCAATCTTTATTTTAATAACTTTACAAATAGAGACGAACAGAATTTAATTAATGATCTCGTATACGAGTCAATCAAGATTTATGGGATTGATGTTGGGTACATGGCCAGAACATTAGATGATACAGATGATATCTTAAATGAAAGTAGAAAAGCATACTACAATCAATTCACTCAAATAGAAATGTACATTAAAAATGTAGATGGCTTCCAAGGTGAAGGAGACTTCCTAAGTAAGTTTGGTGTAGAGATTAGAGATCAAATTACATTCTCTGTTGCACGTCGTACATTCTCAGAAAGTGTAGAGTCAGAACAAAATATTACAAGACCTAGAGAAGGTGATTTAATTTACTTACCTCTTAATAATAAAACATTTAAAGTAACATTTGTAGAACATGAGCCAATATTTTATCAAATGGGTACATTACAATTCTATGATGTAACTTGTGAACTTTGGGAGTACAGTGGAGAAAGAATTAACACTGGCTTTGCTGAAGTAGATAATATCGAAACTACATTTAGTACTGATATATACTTAGATACTATGCTGGTAATAGAAGATGGTATTGAACCTTTATTTGATGAGAATCAAGAAAGACTATTAACAGAAGCAGAAGATAGATCAGATGCTAGTGCAAACTCATCATTAGATTATGATACAGTAACTAATGCTGACAATATACAAATTGAAACAGATGCGGATGCAATCATAGACTTTAGTGATGTAGATCCATTTAGTGAGGGCGGGAGCTTCTAATGTTAGGACATACCTATTATCATCAACACTTACGTAAGTATGTAATTGTGTTTGGAACATTGTTTAATGATCTTATTATTCAAAGAAAAGATGCTGCCAACAATGTAGTACAAGATATAAAAGCACCGTTAGCTTATGGTCCAAGAGAAAAAGCATTAGCTAGATTAGAACAAGATCCAAATCTAAACAGAAAGACTGCTATATCATTACCACGTTTAACATTTGAAATGCAATCTTTCTCATATGCTCCTGAAAGAAAACTAAACAAAATTCATAGAAATGTTTCAGCACTTACAGATGATAAGAAAAAAATGTATGCAGCTTATACTCCTGTACCATATGATATAGGTTTTGAGTTAAACATTATGACAAAGTATGCTGAAGATGCCACACAATTACTAGAACAGATACTACCATTCTTTACACCAGAGTGGTCTATAACTATGAATCTAATTCCAGAGATGAATTGGAAACAAGACATACCGGTAGTACTTAATAGTGTAAGTACATCAGATACATACGAAGCAGATTTTGAAACAAGAAGAGCTTTAATACATACATTAAATTTTACAATGAAAGGTTACTTCTGGGGACCACTTAGGAAAACTGGAATTATTAAAACCACTAATGTTATGACTCACGTAGATACGTCCAAGGTATATGCAAATGCACATCCAGCTAATACGGTATTTGCAAATGTAAATGTAACAGACTCTTCTCAACCAGGGTACTATATACATAGTAGAACAACAACTACGCCAGGTTTATTGGCAAATGGAAGTCCAACATCTAATGCATCAGCTACTGTTAGTATAGACAACATAGATGAAGATGATGATTATGGATACATACAAAATTTTGAGGAATGGTTCAGTGCAAACACATCAGCCTAAGGAAGATAAAATAGCAGACTCTTTAGATTTAACTCCAATTGTAAATGAAAAGAAAGAGGTTACAGTTGTGGAGCCTCCTAAAGAAGATCAAACACAAAGAGATTTAGATTACTCCAGAGAAAATTTATACCACTTAGTTGAAAGAGGTAGAGATGCTTTAGAAGGTATATTAGATTTAGCACAACAAAGTCAATCACCTAGAGCATATGAAGTAGCTGGCCAGTTAATTAAAACAGTAACAGATACTAACAGAGATTTAATTGATCTACAAAAGAAAGCAAAAGATTTATTTAGAGATGACAATGTAGATCCTAAAACAATTAACAATAATTTATTTGTAGGTAACACATCTGAGCTAACAAAATTATTAGGAGGTACAGCAAGAGATGTACCGTCAGGGAAAAGTAAGTTATGATAGATGAAGCATCAATGGACTTTACGCTATTCTTAGTACCGTGGATAGCTTTACTAATATCACTTATAGCTACACTGTGGTTAAAAGAATGGGTGACATCTTTAGTTAAAGGTATGAAGTTTAGAATGAACAAAGCATTCAATGAAAGTGACCATGTAATATTAGA